TTGAAGTAGCACCAGTAGCTGCTTGCTTGCCAATTTGACCACCACTACCTGGAGTAGCAGAATAATCAGGTTTCCACATATCATACTTAGGATTAGCAACTAAATCCCAATTATAACGACGGATTACTCCACGAGCAAAATCTGCCGTGATTCTTTTTGCAGCAATAATATCATCATATAAATTATATTTTTCTTTTTGGTTGTCGAGAGGAACTGGCGGAACATCTTCAGATGCATATCTATATACACCAGTTACTGCAGTTGCTCCAGTATCAGCAGTTCCATTCCAACCTTTTAGTGTAGAACCTGCTGCAGGAACAGATGATGTTGAAGGACCAACATTGAAAAGAAGTAAGCTATCTTCGTATACTTCTCTAATAGTTGCCTTGAAAGTTGCTCCCCCATAAGAAGCACCAACATATACTTCATCTCCAGCAACGAAAGCAGTTGATGACTTATTATAAAGTTCTACATAAGAATCCCATCTTTGTGGACGACCAACAAAGAAATACATTCTAGTGCGCTCTGCACTTGCATCAGTTGGTCCTTCAGATAGAGATTCCAAAAACTGTTTAGCATTAAAAATTCTAAACTTATCTGAGATAATAGCAGCCATTTAATTAATCTCTCTAGTGAAAACGTTTTGTCTGATTTATTTATATTTATAAAATCTAGAATGATCTTAAATAATCACCAGCAGTATGTGATGTAGGCATAGTATTATCCGCACCTCTTATTAATCCAGTTAAAGTATTTCCAGATTTTGAAGTATAATCAATAATTTCTTTGTTGATTATAATTCTTCCTGAACTTGGTAGTGCAGAAGCATTAGAAATAGTCATAGTAATGTCAGAATTCGTAATATTTAAAGATAAAGTAGCACCAATTTCATTTATGGATGGTCCTGCTAAATTAAACATTTCTCCAGTCAATGTAATAGCAGAGAATCTTCTTTCTTCAAAGTCACGAATTGTTAAATTTGGATATGCATTTGTTATAGAAGAAATTGATCCAGAAACAGGAAGTGCTCCTGTATCAATAAAGGCTAGATTTTCGAAAGCAGTAATAGTATGACCAGCATTTCCTAATTTATAAGCTCGATAGAATGAATCTCTTTCAACTGATTTATTAGTTATTTCTATTGTAGATCCATCTCTAGATGTAATAACATTGATTGGTTCTTCTAATGTAAAGAATCCGACATTTCTAGTTATTATAGGATTTGCTAATACTACAAATTCAGTGAAGAAATCTAAGATGCCAGTATTATAATCAACTTCTCTGGAAGAAGATCCTCTAATTCCAGTTGAAGTATCAATTCTTACTGTATTTTCTACACTATTTGGATTTATTGTAGCAGTTAAATTAGTTGAAGAAGCAATATAACTTGCATTTAATATAGGATCAATAAACAATAATAATGGAACATTCTGTGCAGTAGTTGTTGTCGATACTACAGAACTATGAGATTCTAGGGTATTGACAGTATTTGTCACAATAGAAGAATATGAAGTATAACTTGAATTTATATCATAAGCAACAACATTAGTAATTTCTTTGATCGTAGAAATAGTTGAAGCAAATAAAGAACTGATATAAGAATTTTCATACTTAGCATCAATCTGAGTAGAAATTATTGTATTTCTAGTATCAATAATATCAATATTCAGATTATTAGTTAATTGTAACTGTGTTTCTATTGGGGAAACAATTAGAGATTCTGCAATTGTTGTAATTGGTGGAATCTGCGAGTAGAAAATTCTTGTTACAGAATAAGAATTTCTTACTTCTGAAATTGAAGTTGGAAGAATAACTACTACTTCTTCAACAATATTTTGAATTGTATTAATAGAACTAATAATAGTTTCTACTGTAGATTCATTTCTTAAAATATAATTTGTTGAATACTTTTCAATAGCAACATTTGATAAAATATTAACATCATTTTCTACAACTGTAGCATTATACTGTGAAGTTAATACATATGAACTTACTAATTCTATTGATGAATCTTGTGCGGAAACAATTTGTAATGATGTGATAACATTAGAAACATCTACATTAATATTCTGATCGAGAGAAATTTGAATATTTCTTTCATTTAGCGTGATTATAGTGGAAGTAGATGAATCTAACTTAGAGGATTCTACTATTGTTTGTACATTAGAAGAAGTAGAATATATTGCAGTTATTACATTGTAAGAAGGTGGAGGAATGATACCAATCCAAGGAATAACTACAAAATCACTATTATCAATCTCTATTTGCTGGTCTGCAGTTAATAAAGTAGAATTGTGTGCAATCGAAGGATCAACTACTTCAGTACTAATAGTTTTCAATACTTCTGTAAAAGTATTGTGATCAGATTCTATTGAAGTAATAGTTTGAATAGATGCAGTTCCGACTGGAACAACACTTACAATCTTAGGTAGATGACGTAGATAATCTCCAGCATTATGTGTTTGTGCAGTAGTTCCATCTGCACCTCTAATAACATCTAAAAATCTATCGGGTTTCTTTCTTCCATAATAAACAATTTCTTTGCCAATCAATAATCTACTGGAATCTGGAAATCTTCTAGTATCTGGAATATAAATGATAGTATCCGTTTCAGATAAAGGAGCATCAAGGAAAGCACCAATATCATTAATAGAAGCAGTATCTAATTGAATAAATGCTTCATTAATTTGCTTACTAATAATTTTTGTAATCTGCTTATCAACAGAAGTAATCGTAGAAGAAGAAACAATATTAAAAGGAACATCAATATAATTTACTATTTCTATATCTCTAGATAAAATTTCTGCTGTTATTACAGGAACAGGAGGTTTAATTATAAATTGAGCTGGGATTAAGTTATCAGAGAATGAAACAATAGAAGATTTAGGAGTTATAATACAAATAATTTGTTCTCCAGCTTCTCTTATACCACCATCAGCACTTAAATTAATTAAAGAGAAAATTGCTTGACCAGCTGGACCATAAGCAATTAATGTTACTTCACTACTAGAAGTTAAGCTATTCGAAAATGCTAATGGAGGCGAAACATTTAATACAGTTGTTGTATCAGCTTTTCTTGACCTTCCTTTTATCCTATTATATCCTCTAGATACAATAACTTTAGGAGCTTCTTCATAGCCACTACCGCCATCAATTAAAACAAGATCAACTATTTGACCACCAATAGCAATTATTTCAGCTCTTGCTCCGCCACCACTTTGAGTTCTTGGAATAAAATCTATAACAGGAGGAGTAAAATATTGATATGCAGTTGGCTGTAATAGTAAATTATTATTAAAGAATAAATTTAGATCTCGTCTATTCCAATTTAACTTAGTTATAGTGCCATTTGCATCTATTTCAGCAGTGATACTTAATCCTTCTCCCCTAACAATATCATTATAATTTGTAGTTTGTACTCTAGCGTAAATATCAGAAGGTAAAAATCCACCTTCATTATATTGTTTTGTATTTACTAATTCTGGAATAGATACAATTTCTCTATAAGAAGATTCTCCATCAATTTGAATTAAATCTCCTATGTTTAAATTAGAATATAATTTTGTTTTTTCTGCATATGCAGCTTTACCCAGCTCCGTATTATACAGCCAAGATGGGAGATCAACTTTTAATTTTCTATTTCCATCGTCATCTTGTGTAAAATTAATTGTAGATGATTCAACTGAAGATACAATAAATTGAGCACCTGATTTTGGATCTGTAAATTCAAAATCAGAAGTTGTTACATTAAAGAAAGCAGAACATAGTAAAGTTAAATCTATATCTGATGATAATGAAACAAATGATTTTATTTTACCAATTTGATTGCCATTTTGAGAAACAATAACATTTGAACCCAAATAATTTGCAAACCACGAAAAGAAAGAATCTCTATCTGAAGATTTAATAACAAGATTAGCTTCAGTGTAATATGTATTTGGTTCAAAATCATAAAATGTTAATGTTTTTGCTTTATCTCTACCAAAGAATAATAAAATAGAAACTTTTTGTAATGTTTGCTTTCCAGATTCATCTTCATAATATTGTAATGGAGAAGTAAATGTAATATTTGGGCCAACAATATCATAAGATTTTCCAGGAATTTGTAATATGCCATCTATAAAAACAAGTGCATATAAAGGATCATCTATAGAAACCACAGAGTTTTCTACTTCATCTAAAATTAAGAAAGGACCAGATCCTCTAAACTTGATAGTTCTCGAATCAATACTTAATCTTCTATACGAACCAATACTATAGATAAAACATTTTTCTCTAATTACAATATCATCTGTGCTATCATATAGCTCCCCGTGACTAATTGGTGGCTCTGTGAAAGCAATTTTATCAGTTGTATTAGGATTCTGTGATCTTATAATTGCATATGCATTTTCAAATGGCTCTTCCTCAGTTGATCTTGCATTTTGTAAAACTCCATTTAATGCAACAATAAACTTTTCACTCGGCAGAGATTTTACAATAGAACCATCTTCTTCATATAGATCAAAGATTCTCTTCTCTCCATCAAATTGATCTGAGATATTCTGTATTTTTCTAATATATTGTGAGTTTAAAGTATTATCCTTAAATTTAATAGCTCTACAATAGAATTTTTGTGCTTCAACTACTTGTCCTTCTGCCAACCTTTCTCCCATTGGAGGTTGAGCAAATGTAATAGTATTTCCTCTAACAGTAAATGACTTTCCTGGTTCTTGTAAAACTCCATCAATAGTTACAATCAAAGAACTTTCATTATATGGAGCATAAGCTCTTCTAGTTCTACTATCCAATAAAGTAAATGTTTTTGTTCCATACAAGACACCACTGTTAGGATCAAAATCTCCATCAAATGGTGTAGCTAAAATTAACTCTTTCGCAACAGTTTCCGAAGAATCGAATGTATCTACAGAAACAGATCCAATACCTCTTTCTACATTTGTATTGTTAAAAGATAAAATGTTTTCTGTAACATATTTTCTAGTGTTAACAATAGAAATATTTTGTGGTTTTAAATTAATAAAAGAATGAGTTTCAATTTCTCTAACCTCAGAAGGCATTGAAGTATTACCTTCCGATTCTACTATTAATTCGCCAAACAACTGGAATCCTGCTGGATGTGTTGTTTCTCTAATTAAATCTCTCCAAAAATCTATGGATGTTCTTGATTTAATAACATAAGAATAATCTTGATAGAAGAAAGAGTCAGTTAATTTTTGTGAATTGGAGCTAAGTTTTCCACGTTCAGAATTAAATTTTCCTACATTATCAGAATAATTTCTAATATCTGGAGTAAATTCTGTGCTAATCTGGGCAATTAAAGTTGCAGTTTTTGATCTAGCAAAACCTTTGATTGGTAAATTATTTTTAAATATACCTTTAATATTTTGTACCTTTAAAAGATTGCTTCCAATTCTCCAACCTTTTTTTGCTACAGTAGCTTCTGCTATTAATATGTCATTCTCGTATTGAGTAATTTTTTCTCCCTCAAAGAAAGAATCATCTTCAAAATCTTTTAATACAAATGTTGTAGTTGATTTGAATGAAGGTATAGTAGAATAATCAGAATTATAACCAAAACCACTATTAATTAATCTAATATTTTTTGGAACGCCAATATTTGTGGAAGTGAAGAATACTTCTGTATCAGATTCAAATATTTTTACTTTTGGATCATACGTAAATCCTTTTCCTGGATTTAAAATATTAACTGCTTTTACTCGACCATTTTCTACTATACACTCTAACTTATAATCAAAACCGTCTCCATCTGTCACTATTGCTACAGGTTTGGAGTAATTACTTCCTTGATTTTCTACTACAATTGAAGACAAAGATCCAGTAATAGTATCAATTTTTGCAGATACTGTGGATAAGAAAGATGGCGTTGGTAGTACACCTTTGCAAATTGGAATAGATTTATAATCAGTACCAGTATCATTTATGAAAATATTCGATATAGATCCTATCGCAAATTGTGATGTCGTAGTATATGAAATATTTCCAGATCCATCATATTGTGGCAATGACCTCACATTATAAACAAATTTTCTATCAGTTGAGTAAATTATCGATTGTTCGCCAGATAAAGGATCATCAATTACTTTCAGCGAAGAACCATCTGTATTAACATCATTAGAAGCTTTAATAAAATAGTAATAATTATTGAAATTTACTGGAGTTTTATTTTGATAAGTATTTGATGAAATATTTGGACCAAAACCTAATTTAATGGAGACAAAGGATCCTGCAGTTCCAGGCAAGTTAGAACTTACATTCTTTTCTTCCGTAAATAAATTATAGTTTAAACTAGAGGAAAAATCTAGGAAAGTATCTGCCATTGATGGATGGCTGGTATCAAACTTATATTTGTAATATTTTTGTATATCAATAGTTGGATTAATTTCAAAATTAATTTGATCTTTACTAAATTCTAATTTAAATTGTGGTGATTCGACAGATTCAACTCTAACAAACTTATTTGGATCATTATCATCAAAGAAAATACTGCTTTGTAAAATTCTTGTTGGGTTGCTTACCAAATAATCATATGCTACTAACAATTCTCTTGTTAGTGAATTATATTCAACTACAAAAGGAGAATTTTGTGAGTCGCCAAGTACTCTAGACCCGTTTTCAAATTTATAGGATGTTTCAGAAAAAGTTACATCTTGATTATTAAAATGATCAGTTGCTGAAGTATTTTTTTGTGCTCTTTCAACAATAATAGATTTGGTTTGATTTTTTATTTGAATTACTTTAACAACTTCACCACCAACATTTAAAAAATCATTAATTGATAAATCATTAATACTAGTTAAAAATAACTCGGTATTTTGAGCAGAAAATCCAACATGATCTACAAATAGATTCAATCTAGCAGTTCTTGTAGAAGTTTGTAATCTATTTAAATCATCATCTGCTACAGTGAGAATATCAGATTCTCTATATCCATAACCTTTATTTGTTATAGTTACCGAAAAAACTCTTCCAAAACCTCCACCAACATTAAAAACTTCTATAGTAGCTCTAGCATTTCCTGGATCTCCAGGCTTACCAATATTCTTTCTTGCTTTTGTTGAATCTACAAAAATTAATTCTACATCAGTATATGTACCAAGTTCATAATCAACTCCACTATTCAATATATCAAATCTGCCTATACCAGTGTCAACAATTTTGCCATTAAAAGATAATTCTTGTAGAATTGCTTTTTGATATAATCTTTTTCTTACATAGTAAGTTGTTTCTGTGATCAAATCATCTGGAAAAATATTAACAAATACTTTATCTCCAATTGCTAAATTATGATCCTCGTCAGTTTGCAAAATAGCTACTTTGCCATTTAATGAATTAATTGTCAGATTTTCGCTAAGAGAAGTAGTAGAAATAATCTTTGCATTAGAAGTATCTGAAATAGTGCTACTTTTGATAATAAAATTATCTGATGTGAAAATATCTCCAGTTATAATTCTAACTTTTAGTGCATTTTGTTTTAGAGTTCCTTCTAATACTAATGCGGTTGCAAAAATAACACCATCACTTTCTCTAATAAAAGATATAATAGAATTTTTAGTGTAAGTTCCATTTTTATCCAATAATAAATTTAATACTTTAATAGTTGCAAATACTGGTAATGAAGGATCAAATGTATTTTGTACTGATCTCAATACAACACGACTATCATTAATAACATCTCCAATAATTTCTCCTTGAGTTAATTCATCTGATAAATCTGGAATAACTCTAAATGAACCATTTGGTCCAATAGAAATATTATTCACTACTTTTACATTAGGAGATTCTGAAAATTGGAAGTCATTAATCTCCAAATTATCTACAATAATTTGATTTAGTAAAACTCCTTCGCCTTGGAATAAAATGTCTCCTTCAAATAGATAAGCACTCTCAATTAAATCAATTACAATGCCTTTATTTTGAACAGATTCTAAAGATACAGTATTTTTTCCATTAACTGAGGATACAAAAGCTTTTGCTCCCGATCCTTCTGTATTTAAGTTATCTACAAATAATTCAGAACCAACAGAAAATGTTTCTGTTGAGAAATCTGAATAAGCTCCAGAAACATTTCCATTAGTAATATCTCCAATAAGAGCAAATGAATTTACTCCATTGTTATCAATGTCACTAGTTCTCAATCTTTTTAAATTTTTTGGAAGATCATCTTGAGATATATTTGAATTGTAGTTTGAATCTACTGGAAGAGAATAAAAATTCTTTCCTAAAATATATGGGAATACTGGTGTACCAGAAGAATTAATCGTCACAAAATAAGCATAAGTTCCTGTGGGATATTCTGGAGTTACACAAAATCTACCATTATTTTCATCTAACTCTGTTTTGCCACTATTGACAGAGGGAATCCAAGCATAATCGTCAACGAAAGTACCTAATTCATATTGTAAAATAGAAGGACCATTTACTCTTGAATTTTTTAATTGATATCCACTATTCATTCTAACAACAGTGGAATTTGCATTTCCTGGATCAGAAAACCCATATGGACCATATATTGGATTACCGTCATAAGCAAATCCTAAAATTGGTGAATGTGCTTTAGTTCCAGGGTTTTCTCCAAGAACATTATTAATATTATCAGAAGATCTGAATCTTAAATTTGCTGGGTTTGCAACAACACCATATCCTAAACCAATTTTAGGATTGAAATTTGGAAACACATAAGAGTTGTTTGAATCTAACTCTAATCTATATTTTTTGAATCTATCTTTTGTCCATTCTCTAATTGTAGCAGATGCAAAAGCACCAGAACCTGCTGGAATAACCTCGACTATTAAACTATTTCTATCATAAAAACGTCCACCACTTATTTTTTGACATCTTACTAGTTTTCCTTCTGGAGAAACAATTGCTTGGTATTCGGCAAATGCTCCTTTACCCAAAGCATCAAAAATTCTAATTAAAGGAGGTGACGAATAATATTCTCCCTGGTCAGTAACTCTAATACTAGTAATTTCACCATTTGTTACAACAGGTCTTAGTTTTGCATTTCTGCCAGAAGTAATTGTTATAGATGGCTCTTCTTCATAAATGTCATCAGATAAAAGTTCAATTCTATCTAAAACTTCTCCAGCGAGAAAACATCTAGCTTTATTTGGCTCATTGTTTATGAGTACAAATGGTGGAGATTGATACCCAACACCTTTGTTTTCTATAGTAATTTTTGTTATCTCACCAAACTTTACAGTTTCGAAATCTTTATTACTATATGCTAAAGATCCATCTATTAAAATACCAATATCTCTATTTGATACTGAATAAACTTCAGTGGTGGTGATAGGATTCTTTCTAACTAATTTTAAGAATTTTTGATCATCTAAATTTACAGGAGATGATTCTTTTAGTAATCCATGATGAGGATAACCAGATGAACAAATATAAAAATATTGATCATCTTCATAAATTGCAGAAACATCAGAATTTAAATCTCCTATTGCTGCAGTAATTTGAGCATTCAATGAAGAAAATGCTTTTCTGAAATTTGTATTTAAAAACCAATTAGCTCCTTCTATTACTGGGTGATTACTTTCAAATCCAGATTGTGAAATTTGTACCTTATCACCAGAATTTGAATATGGTTTTCCATTGGCAACATTTAAATTATATAAAACTCCCAATCCAAGTAGTGTTGCAGAACCACCATTATAAACTGCAGTAATTATATCATTACTATAAACAGGAGTTCCTGCAACATGAGTTGTATTTGGATTTTTGCGATCGGAAATTATAAATTGATTAACATTTTTTTCAATAAATGTAATACGCTCAGAATTTATAATTAATTCTCCCTTTGCTCCCCATCCTAAAGTTGAATAAACATCAATTCTATTTCCAGTAGTATCATTTACTGAAATATCTCTACGAAGAGTTGTTTGTGCAGCAATTTTAAAGTTGCCATTTATTGAACTTGGTGATAAAATAAGTTCAAAAATACCATCAGATCCACCATAATTTACAGCATCGATAACTGCAGAAGCAAACGATGTCTCTGTTCTTTGAACAATTTTTGTTCCTACAAGTTTATTAACATCACCTGTTAATACTTTTGCTTTAATTGAATAATTGCTAACCCAATCAGAAGTTGAAGATTTTAAAGTAAAATCTTTTGGATTATATGTTTCTGGAGTATCTTCTGCACTCTTAGAAACAATAGAGTTAAAAATAAACTTAATTGATCTATCGGTTCCTTTTGACTTATAAAAGTCACTGATATTTTTAATAAGAACACGTTTATCTACATCACCTTTTAAATATGCTTCTGGAAATCCACCAAGATACTGAGATTCGAAACTTTTTACAAAAGCATATAAAAATAAATTGCTTATATTATAAACAGTATCATTTTCGTAATGTGGTTCAGCTTGAGTAGTTACAAATTTGCTACTCTCATACAAATCCCCAAGCGTAGTATTACCGCTAACACCTCTAGAAACTTCTAGAAACTGTGTCTCCGTTCTTTCCTTATAGAAACACAGTTCATTGCCTATTTTGATATACCCATTTTGTTCTGGGAATGCTGTAGCATCTTCTACTGTAATTACATCATCCGTTTCATTGATACTAGAGGATAACTTTGTGTATTGATTGAGTAAGTTCTTCTCGTAAAAATTGATATCACGATACTTCGTAACATTAGAGATAATATCAAGTGGTTGTCCTTGATTTTCTAAATGCTCGTAGTATTTCTCTACAAACTTGGAGAAGTTTTCGTATTCAGAAACTATAAACCCAGGTAGTTGAGATTCAATTAAGGTGGAGATATTTCTTGTCTTTGCAGTCATTTAATCTACTCGGGATAAGCAGTGAACTTACTTGTGGACATATCAACGTCTAGGAAAACCTCTCTTACAGCATTAATATCATTACTTAAAGGTTTTACTCTTAATTCAATGCGGTTATCTTCAAAAGAACCACGAATGATAGTTAAATCATATAACATAATCTCGCCTTTTTCATAATTAATGTCTCCAGCGGAGTCATTTAGAACTATCTTTAGTCCAGTTAAATCATCTATTCTATATAGGACGATTTTACCATTCCTATCTTCAAGATACGAGGTATACTGAGGGAATTCGCTAATTACGAACCCAGTTGAATGTAATGTTGGACCTTCGCAATCTTTATCAAAAGTATTTTGGAAACAAACCTCATAATAGAAAGTAGAATTTATAAAAGGATAAAAATCCTTTCTCATCATTACTGTAGTTTGATTTGAATTAATAGCTCTATCAGCATCATCAATTACTCCAATAAACTTACTATATCTAAATTTTCCATTAAACTTTTCAGTATCTGATTGGTCAATATATTCTTGAATAGAATTTCTTACTTTTTTTACGATCTCTACTGCAGGTAAATTTGTTTTCGTTCTATCAAAATAAATTTTACTGGTCAATTCTACATACAAAATTGACGGATCAATAATTTCTGGAGTGACCGACGCAACTGTATATGGTTTTAATCTTCTTATAATATCTTGCTTAGTAAATGAAGATAGTAAACTCGCATTAGATGGTTTGATTACAATCTTTACTTTACCATATTCAGGAGGATTTGCAGTTTCTCCACCAAATGTGATAATGTCAGCAACCGCTGGATAAACGTTCCTAACGATCGCTGCGTAGTCGTGTGAGGTCACTGCACGGTCCTGTGTGCCAAAATACCTAGGAGCATTGAATTTAATCTTGTCAATGCTTTCAATATCTTCTCCACCTGATGCAGGAGTGACAGAGTTTACAGATACTGTTAATGGATATACTGAATTATCTTTATCATCTACAATACCATTAAATACAAACGTTCTAGCGCCATTTGTAGCTGGACCATTGGTAACTAGATACGAAACTTCAATAAATTGACCACTCTCTAACTTTTTACCCAAAACTCCATCACCAAAGAACAATTCATAGTTCTCATCTTCGATCTCATTTAAGAAATATGATTTTGTTGTAGAGTTAACATCTAAAATATTCTCTGCTCTATCATAAAATTCAAATGCAGAAGAATTTTGAGATGGATATACCTTTACTCTAAGGCTACTGGTATCAACACCTTGATTTTGAATAATAAAACGTTGCGACTTCAGAGCAGTATTAACTGTATACGAATTTTTAACTAATGATCCTTCGTAGATTGGAACATTAATAAAACTTGCAGTTCCATTCTCAACAGGAGCAGATACATCATCTAATGTAGTATATTGATATAATTCAGAATCAAATATAGTAGTAAATGCGGAACCAGTTCTTAAAATTGCAGTATCTGGCGTAGTATTAGTAAAATTAACATCAAAACTAATGTAAGCAACAGGAGAAGTAACTGATTTCGGTGTATATCCTAATTGCTTTGCGATTCCAACAACATTATCTCTCAGTGTTGCTGAATCTAAAAATAACTCGTTAACAACTAAATTCGTATTAAACGCTGTATAATACGTATTATATGCCAATACATCAAGTAATGTGCTCCACACAGAACCTTCAAAATCATAATCAGTAAAATCTGATTGCGATCTTAAATATTCCTTTAAAGCAATTTTTATATCATTATAATCTAAATTTGCTACTTGTGTATATGGCATTTATCGAGTTCTCTCTAAAAAGAATTCTACGTTGAGTGGAATATCGTCTCTACCTATAATCTCAAATTCCATTCCAACATCAAATCCATTATCATCGTAATTTGGTATAACCTCTAACGATAAAATATTAATTCTTGGTTCATAGTCATTTAATACGCTTTTAATCTCAGATTGAACCAGTGCTGCTACACCATAATCTAATTGTTCAAATAATAATCTAGAAATATCTGATCCAATCTGAGAATTAAATAAACGCTCACCTTTGTTGGTTAACAAAAGATTAATAATGGCCTGCTTAACAGCAGCCACATCCTTACTGACAATTAAATCACCAGTTACAGGATGTGGCTTGAATGTAACATTTAAATCTTTAAATGTTTGAAACTGTGGCACAGTAGACAAAAACGTTTGTTATTATTTATAGTCACTCATGCCACCTCTCAACAAAATCATCAAATCCACCAGCACCACCACACGGTCTACTATATCGATCTTCTGGTACTTTGTATCCAGCTTTTTTCAACAGGCGGTCGCTCGCCTGTTCTGATATCAGAGTCATCCCCGATCGAACGAACTCCTTACTCTTATCAACATTAGCCATCTGTTTTCTCCATATAGGTTGAACAGAACTTTTAAAGGGGTTGCTATCCCTGCCTTCAGAGACACACTCAAAAACTATTTACACATACAAAAAAAGCGACCCCGAAGGATCGCAACATATATCAGCCTCTACCTTGACCACGATAACGCTTACGAGCACCATTACGACTCGTAGCGGCATACTTCGTATGTGCCCCAGTACCCTGGCGGGTTTTCTTGGGCTTGGACTCGATTTGATTGCCAGTTAGTGAAGGACGCTTTGCCATAAGACCTCTCGGTTGATTACCCACATATTATACCACAAAAACGTTGGAAGATCCAGTGGGTATCGTAATACCTGTGACACTATTTAAACTGTCCCCTACAGCTGCGATTGATTGCTCTCCTACGAAAATATTCCTGCTTGCTTGCACTACCCTCGTAGAACTGCATGGATCGCCTGTAGAGGTCGTTCCAGGGGCCACTGAGAGCGTATCTGCATTCACTATGACTGGTTGCCCATTTACAAAAACACTGCGTGTAACTGGTGGACTTAGTGGAGCTGGAGGGGTATTGCATACTCCACTACCACCACTATCATTACCTACAAATATAGCAATTCCTTTACTCATGATTTTCTAAATTTTTTATCCTACTATCTACTTCATCTAAGTATTCAGTTATACTTACATGGTCCTCCCTCTCGGGAGGTCTGTACATTAATCTGAGATTGTAGAGGGACGCCTCTAATCTCTCAATCCTCTCAATCAAGGAGTTCAGGTCTTGGTTCATTATTTGTTACTTTCTCCTTCTTTACCATATTACCATACATCGTCTCTACACTCATCTCAGGTTGTCCACCAGTATAGTAATCCATGGCGGCGTCTTGGATGAGATCTGCAAATTCATTGAAATCATCAAATACTTGTTCTCTTAATGAACCATCCTTGGTCTTGTAAGTTACTCGTTGTTTCATGGCGACTTTTTTGGCTAAAAATTTTCTGGGAAATTTTTTTGGAATTCGGGGTTTGGAGTTTTCGATTTCCTTTTAATATTTATCGGGCTCTGGGAAACGTTTATAGCTTAGAAAGAAGGTACTTTTTTGGGGATCGCTTATCGTTAATTATAATTAACGAACGATTACGATTAACTGTTAATTATAATTACTTTGCAATCGTAATTAGGTGTTAATTATAATTACTTTGCAATCGTAATTAATTGTTAATTATAATTATCGTGTAATTATAATGTTTCGATATTATTAATACTTTGCAAATATCAATGTATTATTAATATCGAAAAATCGTAAATAGTTGTTAATTATAATTAATCTGTAATTATAATTAGAAAGTATTAATAATACTTTGCAAATATCAATGTATTATTAATACTCTACAAATATCAATGTATTATTAATACTTTGCAATCGTAAATACTCGATATTATTAATACTCTACAAATATCAATGTATTATTAATATCGAGTATTTACGATTAGTTGTTAATTCTAATTAATCAGTATATGCTATGTATTATTAATATCGAGCAATTGTAATTAATTGTTGATTACAATTAACTTGCATATGCTATGTATTATTAATACTTTGCAATTGTGATTAGTTGTTAATTCTAATTAATCAGTATATGCTATGTATTATTAATAAACAGTGAATGCTATGTATTATTAATACTTTGCAATTGTAATTAATTGTTGATTAGAATTAACTTGCATATACTAAGTATTATTAATATCGAACAATCGTAATTAATTGTTAATTAGAATTAACTTGCATATACTAAGTATTACTAATAAACAGTGAATGCTATGTATTATTAATATCGAACAATTGTGATTAGTTGTTAATTAGAATTAATCTCTATATGTGTTTTTATTATTAATACTTTCTAATTGCAATTAATTGTAATTAGTAATAATCAGTATACGCTATGTATTACTAATAAACAGTGAATGCTAAGTATAAAGAATAACAAACTCACTAAATGTAAACAATAAAAAAGGGGGCATATTTGCCCCCCTGGGTGTTAGTGAAAAACCTCAGTATCCGCCTTCTTCGATATATTGAAGATCTCCTACTTTTCTGCCTTTTGCGATAACTGAACCGAGAGAAAAACCGAGAAGATCTGGAGATTTGATAATTTCAGTTAAATATACAACGTAGCG